ATGCTGGAACAAATGGGCATTGCTGCGAAGCAAGCCTCGTATAAATTAGCGCAACTCTCCAGCCGCGAAAAAAATCGCGTGCTGGAAAAAATCGCCGATGAACTGGAAGCACAAAGCGAAATCATCCTCAACGCTAACGCCCAGGATGTTGCTGACGCGCGAGCCAATGGCCTTAGCGAAGCGATGCTTGACCGTCTGGCACTGACGCCCGCACGGCTGAAAGGCATTGCCGACGATGTACGTCAGGTGTGCAACCTCGCCGATCCGGTGGGGCAGGTAATCGATGGCGGCGTACTGGACAGCGGCCTGCGTCTTGAGCGTCGTCGCGTACCGCTGGGGGTTATTGGCGTGATTTATGAAGCGCGCCCGAACGTGACGGTTGATGTCGCTTCGCTGTGCCTGAAAACCGGTAATGCGGTGATCCTGCGCGGTGGCAAAGAAACGTGTCGCACTAACGCTGCAACGGTGGCGGTGATTCAGGACGCCCTGAAATCCTGCGGCTTACCGGCGGGTGCCGTGCAGGCGATTGATAATCCTGACCGTGCGCTGGTCAGTGAAATGCTGCGTATGGATAAATACATCGACATGCTGATCCCGCGTGGTGGCGCTGGTTTGCATAAACTGTGCCGTGAACAGTCGACAATCCCGGTGATCACAGGTGGTATAGGCGTATGCCATATTTACGTTGATGAAAGTGTAGAGATCGCTGAAGCATTAAAAGTGATCGTCAACGCGAAAACTCAGCGTCCGAGCACATGTAATACGGTTGAAACGTTGCTGGTGAATAAAAACATCGCCGATAGCTTCCTGCCCGCATTAAGCAAACAAATGGCGGAAAGCGGCGTGACATTACACGCAGATGCAGCTGCACTGGCGCAGTTGCAGGCAGGCCCTGCGAAGGTGGTTGCTGTTAAAGCCGAAGAGTATGACGATGAGTTTCTGTCATTAGATTTGAACGTCAAAATCGTCAGCGATCTTGACGATGCCATCGCCCATATTCGTGAACACGGCACACAACACTCCGATGCGATCCTGACCCGCGATATGCGCAACGCCCAGCGTTTTGTTAACGAAGTGGATTCGTCCGCTGTTTACGTTAACGCCTCTACGCGTTTTACCGACGGCGGCCAGTTTGGTCTGGGTGCGGAAGTGGCGGTAAGCACACAAAAACTCCACGCGCGTGGCCCAATGGGGCTGGAAGCACTGACCACTTACAAGTGGATCGGCATTGGTGATTACACCATTCGTGCGTAAATAAAACCGGGTGATGCAAAAGTAGCCATTTGATTCACAAGGCCATTGACGCATCGCCCGGTTAGTTTTAACCTTGTCCACCGTGATTCACGTTCGTGAACATGTCCTTTCAGGGCCGATATAGCTCAGTTGGTAGAGCAGCGCATTCGTAATGCGAAGGTCGTAGGTTCGACTCCTATTATCGGCACCATTAAAATCAATAAGTTACACATCATTAGTACCTTCCTTATTTTTTGACTGGGACAAATTTGGGACCGATGGGTTCAGGATCGAGTCTATTTGCCGTGCGTGTTCGGTAAGGTGATTAGGTGCAAGGTGAGCATATCGACGAACCATTTCGATAGACTCCCAGCCTCCCATTTCCTGTAACACTGACAACGGGACTCCGGCTTGAACCAGCCAACTTGCCCAGGTGTGTCTCAAGTCGTGAAATCTGAAATCATCAATACCAGCCCGTCTCAGCGCCGCTTTCCAGGCTGTGTTTGCGTCATACCGCATCTTCCTTACTGTTGGCGCTTTCGTTCCGTCTGGTTTGGTACAGCTTTCCTTGTACACAAATACCCAACGGTGATGATTCCCGATTTGTTTTTTCAATACGCGACATGCAGTATCATTCAGCGCAACGCCAATTGCGCGGTTTGATTTACTCTCTTCCGGGTTTATCCATGCCACCCGGCGCTGCATATCTATTTGTTGCCATTCAAGGTTGATGATGTTCGAGCGTCTTAGGCCTGTTGCCAGTGCAAATTCAACAACAGACTTTAATGGCTCCGGACATTCATCAATCAGCCTTTGTGCTTCATGGGGCTCCAGCCAGCGGATCCGTTTATTCTTTGGTTGGGGCACTTTAATAATTGGTGCCTTATCCAGCATTTTCCATTCACGCTCTGCGGCTCTTAGTAGGGCCTTTATAAATGAAAGATGCGTAGCCTTCGTTGCAACGGACGCTGGTTTTGGCGTGTATTCTGGAACAGGTTTCCCTTTTTTTCTGCATGCTTCTGCCCTGAGTTTCCAGTTTTCCTCATGACGCCGGTTCGTCATTTTCTGCATTGCTGAATAAATTTTTGATTCAGTAATGTCTCTTAGTTGCATTCCTGCGAAATGTTGAAGCCAGAATCCGATCCGGCTTTTGTCATCGTCCAGTGATTTTTTATGTGCTTTCTCTTCAAGCCACCTGACACACGCTTCCTCGAACGTTATATCAGGTATTTCACCAAGTTTGCTGACCCGCCATGCTTCAGCCTTTAGCTTGTCATGGAGTTCTGTCGCCTGCCTTTTGTCCTTTGTTCCAAGAGACTGTTTAAATCTTTTACCGTTCGGCAATGTGAAACTGGCGTACCATATTTCACCTCTGCGGAAGAGTGACATTTTCTTTCCTCTGTTATGCCATCACCCGCGCTCACCTGGACAGTATGCAGCGGAGACTGAAGAGCCGCAATGCAGGCTTGTCGTGTTGTGAGGTAAGGAGATTTATTCTTAGTGGGATCTTTGCGTGTTGCCTGAAGACGCCCTGTGCGTATCCAGTTAATGGCAGTCGGTCTGGATATCTTGAGAAAATGACAGGCCTCATCGAGTGTGAGGCTGTATGGCTCCATTATTTCACCTCTTGCTGTGACATTGTTGAAAAATGGATACCAGCTCGTTGCTGCCAGACGATCCAACCGAGAGTCATATCCCATGCCATGTATTCGTTATCGCCGTTTTTTGCTCTCCGACGATCTACTAAGTCACCGAAACGCTTTTCCATGAATAATTCATAAGCTTCGCGTTCATCTGGTTCTACTTCCAGAGATAGGAGTGCGATTTCATAAGCACGGCGCTCAATATCGTCTCGCACGTCAAGGCTGCTGATACGCTCTTTAATTTCTTTAATCAGTTCTTTGTCGGTAAAAGTGGTCATTATGCTCCAGCCTCCGGTGCTTTTGGCATTACTGCCCAGTGAGTGATATTGACGTTTTCAAGGTCCCCGACCTGAAATGTCCACTGCCATTCTCCGGTTTCTTTTTGTCCCCAGGTGTACCAGAGAGAACGCCAGCCAATTAGCCAGCCTTCTCCGTTAGCATCGAATAACAAAACACTTTCATTTGCTGGTGGCAGTTCAGTTGACACTGGTATTACTTTGTTTTCCTGTGCTGCACATTTAGCTTCAAGCGCATCGAATTTACGCACTAGGTATTCAGCATCTGTTTCATTTACTTTCAGATCTCGCGGTACACATCTCCCACGAAGAAACCCTTCCATTTCGAAAACATTCATGCGCATTTGCGTAACTCCGATAACTCGTTAAAGAGTTCCATAAACATCCCGTAGGCATGGCCCGGTGCCAGTGGAATCACGTTGAACATCTCTGTTGCCGGGATACCTTCCAGTACAGGCCAGAAAGAGCCATCATCAAGCCCGAGATCGCGGCGTTCGGTTGCCAGCATGATGAGATCGGCATATTTCACGGGCGTACTCATAACTGGGGGTAACCCGTATTTCTCACGGATTACGGCGTCTATTTTTTCTTCCATTTGTTTATAGTCAGGAAGAAGGCGTTTCAGTGGTGCGGGGATGTCCTGGCAATACGCTTCTGTTGCATCATGCATTAACGCTTCAAAAGCAAATTCCTGCGGCACCAGCTGGCTGCAAAGAACCGCATGTTGGGCGACGCTGTAGAAGTGTGAAAGATGTCCTGCAAAGCGACAGATATTTGAAAGGGAAACCGCGATATCGTTAATAACGATGTCGTCTTTATTTATCTTGTCATAATAAAAATGCTTCCCGGAAAAAGTTTTAATAAATGACATTTCGTTCTCCACTTTATATGCGCTGCACCGCGCTGAATTCGGGTAAAAGGAATCCCGCACCATCCGGCGATTATTGAGTCAATTACGTTTCCATAAATGCCCCCGCAGGGGCATTTGCAGTAATGAAATCAGGCGGTGAAAGTACCAATAAAGGTTTCTACTTTGCTGTCTTTGAATTTCTCAACAAGCAGATCACGAAATTCGTTAGCCATATCTTCCTGCACCGCTTCCAGCTGAATAATGCGCAGAACCAGTACCGGACGATCGCCAGTGATAATGCTGAGGCGTAATTTAAATGGACGTTCTTTCAGACCTTCAAACGGAACGCATTTAAATTCAAATGCCACTGGCATAATATCTTTGGTCTTCGCTTCGACAGACTCCATCAGGGAGCGTTTGCCGCTGAAGTCATTATCTTCAAAATCAGCGGTCTGGTTTGCTTCAATCGTGATTTTACGGACCGCCGCAGCCGCTTTTGTTGCCTGAATAGCGTCACCATTAGAATCAAAGCCCACAAGGTAGTCGGCCCAGTCTTCAATCCATTCTGCCAGTGACTTCTGGGAGTTACGCTCGCTGTTAACAGACAACAGGGCAGAGAACGGTGCTGTCTTTTTCAGTTTGAGAGTGGCGGTGTTATCTGCGTGACCTGGTTCATCAATAGTACCCAGGTTAAGCACACTGACTGCTCGCATATTATCGGCATCGATAAAGCAGCGGGTGCCTTCATCTGCAAGATCTTTAGAATAACGGGTAAAGTCATCGATGCTGGCAGTGGAAAGCGCACCACGGAAACGGAAGCGATTTAAATTAAATTTTTCCAGATCATGAATGCGGAAATTCTCAGGCAATGCCACAGCATCGGCACCAATCTTACTGATAATTTCATTAACACCCTGAGCAGAAATAAGGGCATGGATTTGATTAATTGCGGTTGCGTCTAGGTTCTGAGACATAATAAGTCCTCACTATATAAAGATATTCAGTGATGAGATAAATAATCGGTTAATTAAGAACGATATTAATGACCTGCTGCGCGGAGTTTTCCGTCAGGTTCACCGGCAAGAGTCAGTAATTGTCCCTGGTCTTCCTGCAGAATAGTCAGGCGACCACCGCGATTGACATACATCGGCGTTTCGGTGGTGTCTTCTTCGGAAATTTTCCCGCGGTTAGTCGGGCGAACATATGAGAGTTTGTGTTTGATTTTCACACGGTTCTCATCAAATGGTTCGATTTCCAGGTTGAGTGAGACCTTACCTTTGGTTTTCGTGTTCATCACACCTGAAGCGACTTCACTGAGAACTGCGCCGATTTTGGTTTCAAATACGCCGCCGTCCAGCTCCCCGATAAATGCCTGCACATCAGTACTGCGTTCGCTAGCCATTTTGCTGCTCCTCATCATATCGACCCTGCAAGGTCGGTTGGTTTCTCCACAAAACAGAGAAGAACACCTGCGGTGACTGCCGCCCGGATGGATTGGGTTATGAGCCCGTCGTCCGGTGATGCTCTTCTCTGTTTTGTAAAAAGAGCGGTACCAGCCGGAAGCAAGAGTACAAACTGGTACCGCCAAAGCAGTGGCTGTTGTGGTGGGGTTGTCACTCAGGCGTATGGTCAACCTGACAATCCGGTGTCCTCAACGGGGAAAGAGTAACCCCGCCATACTTACCGCCGCGCCATTTCGCGGATTACCACAACGCTGAGAGCACTTAGCCAGTTACGGCACCACACTTTGTCGCGGCTCCATAAATGCCCTCATCGTTGCACCCTGGTCTCTTCCCAGGCGTCAAACCGAATCGCCACGCTGGTTAGGCGTCTTATCAGCATCATCATTGACTTGCACATTCCGGCTACCTGGTTTGTTTGCCCGAGCAAGGAGTGGATTGTCCCCTTTAACGTCCCCAGACCGCTAACGACGCATGTGCCATACGCCGTGTTACAACCAAATTTTGTTTAATCTTGCCTGTGCTGTGTTTCTTTTAGATACATTATGTATCCCAAGGGTACATTGTCAAGTATAAAAAAACCTGCCGAAGCAGGTTATAAATATTGATTAGGATTTTATTATGTATCTTCTTGGTTTTCCTGAGAAAATCACTGTACCAATTATAGAGCAATTACCGTTGATCTTAATGTAAGGTTCAGGCCAGTTTGGGTTTAATGCTTTGAGGTAACGCTGTGTTCCATCTTCTATCAACCGCTTGAAGGTGGTTTCGCCTGTATCGTGCATCAATGCAATAACGTCGTCACCGTGGCAGGCAGGGACTTCAGGATCAACAAAAATCATGTCTCCCGGGCGGTACTCATCAATCATTGAATCACCAATCACCCGCAAGATATAAGTCATTTCGCCACAGGGTACAGGGCAGGGGTAAGTTTCTGCTGTGCTCAAATCAACCTCAGAATAGCCAACTTCTTTCCATGCTCCGGCCTGTACCCATGATATGACAGGGACTAACGTTATTTGTTTGTTAGTGATTGAAACATCAGGTTTTTTTGTGATGTTAGTGGTCTGGTGTTCTTGATCAAGCCATCCGACAGGCAGGTCGAAACATTTTTCGATGTGCCGCGCCATGCTGTCACCGATATTTTTAGTAGCACCATCTCCCATAAACCTGCTGGTCTGGGTTGGCTCGCGATCAATCATGGTGGCAAAGGAAGAATTCCCGCCAACACCATCTCTCAGTTTTCTGGCGTTAGACCGCCGGATGTCATGGACTGTTTTCATAAAGAAATTAAAACCTTTGTACCGATAAGGTACAAGTATCTTGAAGGTTCATCTTAATCATGTAATATGTATACCGGAGGTACATATTGTATGAAAGCGTATTGGGACTCTTTAACCAAAGAACAGCAGGGCGAGTTGGCCGGAAAAGTTGGCTCAACACCAGGCTATTTACGGCTGGTTTTCAATGGTTATAAAAAAGCCAGTTTTGTGCTGGCTAAAAAACTTGAGCAATGCACGTCAGGTGCAATTACGAAATCTGACTTAAGACCGGATATCTATCCGAAAGATTAACAGAACACCTTCAATTTTTAACCACAGAACGATGAGGCTAACCGTGGGTAAGCATCACTGGAAAGTAGAAAAACAGCCTGAGTGGTACGTGAAAGCTGTCAGAAAAACTATCGCGGCGTTGCCGGGGGGGTACGCTGAAGCTGCTGAGTGGCTAGATGTAACAGAGAACGCTTTATTCAACCGCCTTCGTGCAGATGGCGATCAGATTTTCCCGCTGGGATGGGCAATGATTTTACAGCGCGCGGCTGGCACTCACTACATTGCGGATGCTGTCGCACAGTCTGCTGGTGGGGTGTTTGTATCGCTTCCTGAAATTGAGGAAGTAGAGAACGCCGATATAAACCAGCGCCTGCTGGAAGTCATCGAACAGATCGGGAGTTACTCAAAGCAGATTCGTTCGGCAATCGAAGATGGGGTAGTGGAGCCACACGAGCAGACAGCAATTAATGATGAGTTGTATCTGTCAATTTCGAAGCTCCAGGAGCATGCAGCACTGGTCTACAAAATCTTTTGCGCTCCAGAAAAGAGTGACGCCCGCGAGTGTGCAGCTCCGGGCGTCGTGGCGTTTTGTGTCTGTGGAGAAACTAACGCATGAACAGTTTAACGGCAAATAACCGTTTGTCGCAACAGCTGGTGGTCAGTGTCGCTGCACACCTGTTGTTACGGCATGAATGCAGATTACCAAATCACCTGGCTGTAAGTAACCACAGAGAACTTTACCTGACTGTGGGGGGCGAGTTGTGCAGGAACTTAATCGCTGGTTTCGTGACGGAAGAGGGCTTTATGTCCATGTTATTCGTTGGGAGCCAGAAACACAGCGCGTTATCTATCTTCGCAAAGACTACCCGCATGAGTGCTTTAGTCCTTTGTGGAAATTCAGGCGTGATTTTGTTGAGTGTGAAGGACCACCAGCACATTGATTCTGCCATTCCGGGACGTTACACTGTTCAGGCACCTTATAAAGCGGGTGCCGGGATTGGCGTCCTGGAATTGATCAAGGCGATATATGACGCGCCAGCGTCTTTTTTATCGTCCGCATTTGCTCACATCAAAGTTATGGTGGGCTGGGCGGGGGCATCGAAAGATGCGCCGGTTTCCTTGATCACCGGTTACGCCAACCCCGTTCAGTTCACCACCAGCGAAATTGGCGTTTCCGGTGGTGGAAGTATTTCACCGATCAAGGAGGCTGCCATCATGGCTACTGTCCCAGCCCTCACTCGTCTGAATGATGAAGACTTACATAAACTCAGTTATGTAACAACTGCACTACGTGCTCTGCGCAAGGTAACTCTTTCGGATCCGCAGGCGCATCAGGTTCTGGTAGAAACCCTTCTTAACTTGCAGGCTGAACGTATTCGTCTGGCGGATAAGGCTAATTTTCATATTCACCGTCTCCTGAATATCAGCGGAGGGCATCGTCATGCTTAATCCGTTGATCCTCAATATTTGCCGTTTGCTTCAGCGTAAAAAAACATCAATTCCTACAGTTGGGCAGTGGTACACCACGCCTGCAGGGCATGTTCTACGTGTCAGCCTGGTTGACCGTGAATGTCAGAAGGTGGTTTGTGAACCGCTGGGCCGTAATTACCGCGTCAGTATGCCGCTTATAGCCTTTCGCTCCGGAAAAAACATGAAGCATCTCGGAGGTGCAGCATGAGTATGGAGCTGATGGTTAAAGCGATGAAAATTCGAGTGGGTAATCCATTGCGAAAACTGGTTCTGATCAAGCTGGCTGATAATGCCAGCGATCAGGGTGAGTGCTGGCCCAGCTACCAGCATATTGCTGACCAGTGCGAGATTAGCAAACGTTCTGTGATGAATCATATTGCGGCCCTTTGTGAGTCCGGGCTGGTAAAAAAAGTCACCCGGAAAGGTGAAAAAGGTAACTCAAGTAATATCTATCTCCTTCATCTGGATGGTGCAGGAGATTCACTAGGGGGTAGTGCAAATAATTCACTATCTGGTGCAGCAAATTCACCAGGTAGTGCAGGAGTTGCACCAGGGGGTAGTGCAGGAGATTCACCCAGAACCAGTCACTCTTTTGAACCAGTCAAAGAACCAGTCAATGAACCAATAGCTGTTGGTGCATCTGCTGATGAGTCTGTGCGAGTTCGTTCAAACCGACCGGAATACTCTCCGGAGTTTGAGCAGGCATGGCTGGCCTATCCCAAACGTGCTGGTGGCAATTCAAAATCTGCAGCCTTCAAAGCCTGGAAAGCTCGTTTGAATGAGGGGGTAAAACCCGAAACCATGCTGGAAGGTGTGAAACGCTACGCGGGCTGGGTATCTGCGATGGGTAACAGCGGCACACAATTTGTGAAACAGGCTGTCACGTTCTTTGGTCCGGATCGTCATTTCGAAGAATCCTGGGAAGTTCCTGCGGTATCTGCAGCCAGACGCGAGGACCCGTACTTCAAAGCCAGTTACGACAACGTGGACTACAGCCAGATCCCGGCAGGATTCAGGGGGTGATCATGAGTCTGTTAAATGACGTTCAGAAATTCATTGAAGCCCATCCGGGGTGTACTTCCGGAGACATTGCGGATGCTTTTGCAGGTTACTCACGGCAGCGCGTTCTGCAGTCAGCAAGCAAGTTACGTCAGAGTGGGCGTGTGGCTCACCGTTGTGAAGGAGATACACGCAGACATTTCCCACGCCTGACTGAGAGAGCGCAGGAGCCGGAACCACAACCAGTTCGTGAAACCAGACCTGTGCGCAATTTCTATGTCGGCACTAACGACCCGCGGGAGATTTTGTGCCTGACCCGCCAGGCTGAAGAACTGGAGTCCAGGGGCTTATACCGTCGTGCTGCAACGGTGTGGCTGGCGGCATTCCGTGAAAGCCATTCCCAGCCAGAACGAAACAATTTTCTGGCGCGTCGTGAGCAGTGTTTACGGAAAAGCAGCAAGCGCGCTGTATCGAGTGATGAGTGGTATCTGTCAGGGAATTACGTGGGGGCGTAATGACGACGTTAACTCAATGCCAGCAGCAGGTGCTGGATATGCTGATTTCTTACCAGAAAGAACGTGGCTTCCCGCCAACCAATCAGGAGGTGGCAACCATGCTGGGATACCGTTCGGTGAATGCAGCGGTGGAGCATCTTCGCGCACTGGAGAAAAAAGGCGTCATCACGATAAAGCGTGGCGTGGCCCGGGGGATAACGCTTCATACCGCGGTGAAGGACGACGACAGCGAGGCGGTCGGGATTATCCGCTCACTGCTTGCCGGTGAGGAAAACGCCAAGCTGCGTGCAGCCCACTGGTTACATGAGAGGGGCCTGAAAGTATGAAGTTGATCCTTCCTTTCCCGCCCAGCGTGAACACGTACTGGCGACACCCCAACAAAGGGGCATTTGCTGGTAAGAGCCTGATAAGCGCGGCGGGGCGAAAATTTCAGAGCGCGGCGTGCGCAGCAATAGTTGAGCAGTTACGTCGTCTGCCAAAACCAACGTCGGCACCTGCTTCAGTGGAGATCGTGTTGTTTCCTCCGGATAACCGGATCCGCGATCTGGACAACTATAACAAGGCGCTGTTTGACGCCCTGACCCACGCGGGTGTGTGGGAAGACGACAGACAGGTGAAAAGAATGCTGGTGGAGTGGGGACCGGTTATCCCGAAAGGGAAGGTCGAGATCACTATCAGTAAGTATGAGAAACCGGCGGGTGCAGCCGCCTGATCAAGAGGAGAAACGAAGTATGAATAATCTGATGGTCATTGATGGTATTGAAGTTCGTCGTGATGCTTATGGGCGTTACAGCCTGAACGATCTGCACAGGGCAGCCGGGGGAGAACAAAAAAACCGCCCGAAATACTGGCTCTCCAATAAGCAAACCTGTGAATTGATTGAACAACTTTTCACCGAGGGTGGAATTCCGCCTCTGGAACAAAATCAACCAGTTAGCGTCATTAATGGCGGAAATAACCAGGGGACGTATGTCTGCAAAGAACTGGTGTATGCCTATGCAATGTGGATCAGCCCGTCATTCCATCTGAAGGTGATCCGTACTTTCGACATGGTAACCAGCGCACCGGAAAAATTATCCGGACAGGCTGCTGACAAGATGCAGGCTGGCGTGATCCTGCTGGACTTTATGCGCCGGGAATTAAACCTGTCTAACTCATCAGTGCTTGGAGCCTGTCAGAAGCTTCAGGAGGCTGTTGGCTTACCGAATCTGGCACCGCGCTATGCCATTGATGCTCCTGCTGACGCGCCTGATGGCTCAAGTCGCCCCACGCTGTCGCTGAGTGCACTGCTGAAGCAGTATGGTATCCGCCTGACGGCTAATCAGGCATATCACCAGATGGTGAAGCTGGGGATCGTTGAGCAACGCGAACGATACAGCCGTACCGCGATTAACAACATCAAAAAATTCTGGTCGCTGACGGCGAAAGGCTGCATGTTCGGCAAGAACATCACCAGTCCTGCAAATCCGCGCGAGACGCAGCCGCATTTCTTCGAATCCCGATTCCCTGAGCTGTTAAAGCTGCTCGATACCGTTCATTGAGGTGACCGTGAGAGCACTACTGACCCCTGAAATTGCCCCGCGTATGGGGATCGTATTGTTCAGGCCAGGTTCAGAGCTGATGCCCCTGTTTATGCAGGGGCGTGTCCTGCTGGAGCCTGAGCCGGAACGTTATTCATCTTTCGCCAGTGGTGCCGTTCCGGCGGCATCACAACCGCTGGCGGATGATCCTGCCGTTCGGGCCGTGTTCCGCAATGAGGCAGTGATCCGTCGTGCTGGTGGCGTGGAATGTCTTGAAAGCTGGTTACTTCGTGAAAAGGGCTGTCAGTGGCCTCATTCCGACTGGCACAGCGAGAACATGACCACAATGCGGCACGCTCCGGGCGCAATCCGTCTGTGCTGGCACTGTGATAACCAGCTGCGTGACCAGTTCACGGAACGGCTGGAATCAATGGCAACGGATAACTGTGCCCGCTGGGTGTTGTCTGTCGTGCGTCGGGATCTCGGTTTTGATGACAGTCACGTTGTGACAATGCCGGAACTGTGCTGGTGGCTGGTTCGTAATGACCTGGCGGATGCCTTGCCGGAAAGTGCAGCCCGTAAGGCACTGAGATTACCGAAGCCTGTTGTGCCGTCTGTCACCCGGGAAAGTGACCTTGTTCCTTCGGTTCCTGCCACCAGCATCATCCAGGATAAAGCGAAAAAGGTGCTGGCGCTGAAAGTGGATCCGGAGTCGCCGGAGTCTTTTATGTTACGCCCAAAACGTCGCCGCTGGGTTAATGAAAAGTACACGCGCTGGGTTAAGACACAACCGTGTGCATGTTGTGGAAAGCCCGCTGATGATCCCCACCACCTGATAGGTCACGGTCAGGGTGGAATGGGAACAAAAGCGCATGACCTTTTTGTGTTGCCTTTGTGCAGAAAGCATCACGACGAGTTGCATGCGGATACCGTGGCATTTGAAGAGAAGTATGGCTCCCAGCTGGAGTTGATATTTCGTTTTATCGATCGTGCGCTGGCAATAGGCGTACTGGCGTAAGTGGAGAACGAGCATGAACCTTGAAGCCTTACCAAAATATTACTCCCCAAAATCTCCAAAATTGAGTGATGACGCACCGGCGACAGGCTCAGGTGGTTTAACGATTACGGATGTGATGGCTGCACAGGGGATGGTGCAGTCGAAAGCACCGCTTGGGTTTGCCTTATTCCTGGCAAAAGTTGGCGTTCAGGATCCTCAGTTTGCGATTGAAGGTCTGCTCAATTACGCGATGGCACTGGATAACCCGACATTGAACAAATTGAGTGAAGAAATCCGGTTACAGATCATCCCTTACCTTGTGAATTTTGCCTTTGCTGATTATTCCAGGTCTGCGGCAAGTAAGGCTCGCTGTGAGCATTGTGCTGGTACTGGATTTCATAATCTATTGCGCGAAGTGGTGAAACACTCCAGAAGCGGGGAATCTGTTATCAAGGAAGAGTGGGTGAAGGAACTATGTCAGCATTGCCATGGTAAGGGAGAAGTCAGCACAGCGTGCAGAGGGTGTAAGGGTAAAGGTATTGTCCTGGATGAAAAAAGAACCCGGCTTCATGGCACGCCTGTTTATAAGATTTGTGGGCGTTGCAATGGTAACCGGTTTAGCCGTTTACCAACCACACTGGCGCGGCATCATGTCCAGAAGCTGGTACCAGACCTGACGGATTATCAGTGGTACAAAGGATATGCAGATGTCATTGATAAACTGGTTACAAAGTGCTGGCAGGAAGAAGCATATGCAGAGATACAATTGAGAAAGGTGACAAGATAAATGGTTTTCGCCGAAGATGGCGACATGATGCTTGCATTTTTCAAAAAATATGGATAAGATTCTCCCAACGATGGGCTTTGTATGTCTACCGTTGATAAGATTTAAGAACCCGCCGCTGAGCGGGTTTTTTTGTGCCTGATGTCTCATGAAACTATGAAATGGATTGGTGCGTTAAACATTTTTTCTTATTATCTTTTAGATTTTGGAGAGATGGTTAACGTCTGTATTCCAGAAACTCGATGAATATTTAATAAATTAGTTTCAATGATGCTTCTAGGTTATGAGTGTAATGAAAAAGGTATTAATAGCAGCGATAGGTTTTTGTTTGGTTGGTTGTGCAGGTATGAAATTACCTGAGTATTCGCAAGTTAAAGCAAGTCCGTATTATACAGATTGCCGTGCGTTTGCCATGGATGTTTATAAAAATGATGGATACAGCAAAATTGCGAAAACTACTATCCTTAGCATGGATGATGTGAAGGCTAGATATATTGTGACAGGGTGTGTAGTTGCTATGGGAAAAAACACTGTAGAGGAGGTCAAAGCTGATCTCTCTGCTAAAGGGAGTTCTTTTGGGCTTATCAGTGGAGCTTGCTCTAGTGCGGCATGTCGGGTTGATGTAGAGCAGCAAATGAACGCTTATGTACTTGGTAGTTATTATGCTGCAAATAAAAAATTCCCGGATAAAATGAAAGCAGAGTTTTAAGTAAACCTTGTTTTCGATTATATGTCGAAGATAAATGTTAGTAACGGCATAATAAGTAAATATATAGCTGTGATAGCAACCCGCCACAGAGCGGGTTTTTTGTACCTGTAAACTTGGTGCAGTACAGTAAACACGCTGGTGGTCGTGAATACTGACTTTTTATCTTGCTGGCTTTTTAGACAAGAGTTATTGGTATGTCATGTTAACCAGAAGGGAAAAAGACATGCTAAAACAGCAAGATATGACAGAAACCGCCGCCGCAGTCCTTCATTTCTTACCTGCTGACAAGTGGGTAACGCCACGCATGATGACGAGAACTACCGGAGTAAGTGAAGCCCGGTGCCAGTTAATACTGACTCAGTTAGTTCTGGCGGGTCTGGCGAAGGATAACGGCGGGTACGGGAATAAATTCAGACGCTGCCAGTAATGGCGGTTTCCTGCTGTGAAAATGGGCGGCTGGTGGGTGTTGGTAGCACCTGCCAGCCATTCGCTCATGCTTACTGGTCACAAGCGAACCACGGCCCACTGCTTTAGCGCAAAAGCAGAGTGAGCCTACCAGAGTTACGCTTACTGATCCATGAAAAATACTGTAAAAATAAACAGTGTTGATTTAATCAACGCTGATTGCCTGCATTTTATTCAGTCCCTGCCTGATGATTCCATTGACCTGATTGTTACCGATCCGCCGTACTTCAAGGTGAAACCCAACGGCTGGGACAATCAGTGGAAAGGGGACGAAGATTACCTTAAGTGGCTGGACCACTGTCTGGCCCAGTTCTGGCGGGTGTTAAAACCTGCCGGAAGTCTTTACCTGTTCTGTGGGCATCGCTTGGCATCTGATATTGAGATCATGATGCGTGAACGTTTCAACGTGCTTAACCATATCATCTGGGCGAAGCCGTCCGGACGTTGGAATGGGTGTAATAAAGAAAGTCTGCGCGCATATTTTCCTGCCACAGAGCGCGTTCTGTTTGCTGAACATTACCAGGGACCATATCGCGGCAAAAGTGACGGCTATGCGGCAAAAGAAAGGGAACTCAAACAGCACATAATGGCACCGCTGATATCGTATTTCAGGGATGCTCGTGCCGAACTGGGTATAACGGCAAAACAAATTGCCGAAGCCACAGGTAAGAAAAATATGGTTTCCCACTGGTTTGGTGCCAGTCAGTGGCAGTTGCCGAATGAGGCTGACTATCGGAAGTTACAGGCACTGTTTTCCCGTATAGCGGCAGAGAAGTTTCAGGAACAACAACTGGAACAACCACACCACCAGCTGGTGGCATCTTATGATTCACTGAATCGCAAATATTCTGAATTGCTGGATGAGTTTAAATCTCTCCGGCGCTATTTCTCCGTATCAGTCTCCGTGCCTTATACCGATGTCTGGATGCATAAACCCGTTCAGTTCTACCCGGGTAAACATCCGTGTGAGAAACCTGCGGATATGCTCTGGCAAATAATCAATGCCAGTAGTCGACCTGGTGATCTGGTTGCTGATTTTTTTATGGGATCCGGTTCCACAATAAAAGCAGCAATGGCGCTGGGGCGTCGGGCCTTAGGTGTTGAGCTTGAGTCAGAGCGGTTTAACCAGACAGTGAAAGAGATAAACGAGCTGGTGGGGAAATAATCTGGTGGCCACGTAGGTGGCCTTTTTATTTCCATTACACAGCACCCGCATCTGCGAGGTGGGGTTATGAAATCCATGGATAAGTTAACAACGGGTGTCGCCTATGGCACCTCAGCAGGTAGTGCCGGGTACTGGTTTTTACAGTTGCTCGATAAAGTCACGCCCTCACAGTGGGCGGCAATAGGTGTGCTGGGTAGTCTGGTATTTGGCTTGCTGACGTATCTGACAAACCTTTATTTCAAGATTAAAGAAGATAAGCGTAAGGCTGCGAGAGGTGAATAATGTCGCCATCATTACGCAAGGCTGTTGCTGCTGCTATTGGTGGTGGGGCTGTTGCCATAGCGTCTGTGCTCATCACTGGTCCGAGTGGTGACGATGGCCTGGAAGGTGTCAGCTACATACCATACAAAGAT